TTTATAGAGAGAATAATGATGAGCTTGTTTCGCTTGTTACTGATTACTATAAGTTCTTAGAGACAACGCCAAACCAATCAGTATATAACTCGAGAAGATTATTTGAATATCGCGATATTACTACAACGTTATCGAGTATGATCATATTCTTTCAAAAGAAGTTTTTAGCGGATCTACCTTTATTAGATGATACGAGTGTACGATTAGTTGTTAAAAATATATTAGATTTATATAGACGTAAAGGTTCATCGGCTAGTGTTATTCTATTCTTTAGAATGTTCTACCAAGAAGATGTTGAAATCTTTAACCCATCTAAATACATTTTAAAACCGTCAAGTTCTAAATGGCAAACTGGTAACTATTTGCAAATGATCCCAAACAATGGATTGTTTTACAATACAGCTGGCGATGCGTTTTACGAATACGTTGACTTATTAAGTAAAACAATTACTGGCTCTGTATCAAAAGCAGAGGCTGCAGTTGATAAGATTAACTTTATTCTTTTAAATAATACTCTCACTCCAATTTTATATCTTTCTAATTTAAAAGGTACGTTCAAAAGATTTGATGATATCATTGCTCGTGTTAACGGCGAAGATGTATCCTTTGGTGTATTGAATGGTTCAGCTTCCGAAGTAGTCGTAGACCTTGATTTTGGTGGTACTACTGGAAATAATATTGGTGATACCGTTTTAATTAAAAGTGAGTTTGGTAATGGTGGCGTAGCAATCGTTACTGATACAGAGGACGAGTTTACAGGTATTGTTGATTACACATTAGAAGACGGTGGGTTTGGTTACACAATAGCCAATACAAGACTTGAAGTTTCAAACCAAGTTGTTATTTTAAATAACCCGGATTTATCGTTTGTGCCATTAGAAAGAATAACTGATAGTGGTGGTAATGAAGGTACTGTGATTGGTCAAAATACCTCAGCCGTTGGTATCAAAATGGATGCTGGCTTTCGGCTTGATATAACGAGACCAATTACTACTTTAGACAGAACACCAAACATTACTTTAACAAGCGCTGCCTCTGGTGGTGAGATATTTAGTATTTCAGATAAAAACGATAGTTCTCCAGGATTATTATATCCTGACACAAATGATGTTACAGATGTTAAAGTAGAGTCTCTTTCTAATATCGAAACTATCGCTTTAATTACAGATCCTATTGCGCCTTTCCTTGGTGTAACTCTTAACGCAGCAAACTATAATGCGTCACCTGCTACACAACCTATGTCAGGTTCAGCAGATCCTGTAGTACTTGGCACAGTCTTAGAAGACGCGTTTGATTTAACACCATTTGAAATTGGTACGATTGACTCATTTGTAAATATTAACCCAGGCGCTGATTATGTAAACGACGTATTTACATTAGTTAGAGATGAAGTAATGATTGCGTTTGATAGATACGAACAAAGATTAGTTATTGATCCATTTAGTGCTGGGTTCTCAATAGGCGATGATATTACACAACCATCAACAGGTGTAGCTGGTGTGATAACAGGTATTAATGTAGACAGAGGATTTATTCAAGTTCGTCCATATGCATACTATGGTTTTAGAACCGCACCTATTAACCATGAAGGTACTGCTTATACCGTTATAGCAACCGAAAGAGATTACACAACAGATGTTTATGGCGCAAACGCAGAAATGGTTTCACGTACACAATTTGCTACTGGTAGAATTTCTGAAGTAAAAGTATTGAACTCTGGCTTTGGTTACTTAAACGAAGAGATCGTATTTCTTACTAACGCTGCTGGTTCCACATTAGCCAAAGGTCAGTTATTTGCAGGCTCTCAAGGTATCACTGCAGGGTTCTGGGGAAGCGAAACATCACACGTGAATGGTTATAAAGCGGATGGTACATATTATGATAGTCGAAACAGAATACATGACTCTGACTTCTATCAAGAATATTCATATCAAATTAAATCAACGGTTGACTTTGATTCATACAAAGATACGCTAAAACAAAATGTTCACTTAGCAGGTACTAGAATATTTGGCGCGTTCTCTTATAAAAAGAAACAGGTAGTTGGTGTAACAGCCAAGTTTGGTAGAACAATTAAGACAGATCCATTAATTGGTGGAGATCCAATTGTTGGACCAAATCAAGCCTCGACTATTCCAAAATATAGTTCAGATAGAACAACGATTACAGTAGACACTATCAACTTAAAGGTTGACACAGTTTAATAAATAGATAAAACACGACTTAGGAGCAAAATAATGGCAAAGCAAACGATTGGCGTTGGACTGGTTGGTAACGATGGTCTTGGCGATCCATTAAGAAACGCATTTGTTAAGGTTAACGAAAACTTTACTGAATTATATACCGACGCATTTGATGGAGCATATACATCATTAACTGGCAGACCAACCAGTTTATTATTCTTTGTGAATGATGGTGCAAACAATCAAGTTCTTACAACCAATGGCGACGGAACAATAACATTCCAAAATGGTTATGGAAACACTGATGTTGATACTCATTTAAATATTGGCACTGCGGCAGCGGATCAAGTATTAGCTTGGTCAGGAACTGATTACGAATGGGTTCCTCAAGCTAGTGGTTCAGGCGGCGGTGGCGGTTTATCAAATAATGAAGTGATTAGCGTTATAACTGGTTCTGATTTAGATATGGCCGGTAACAAAGTATTATTTGGTAACGTATATGACGCAGAAGGCGATTTGCCTGCAGCTGGTAGTTATCACGGTATGTTTGCTCACGTACATGGAACAGGTAAAGCATATTACGCTCATAATGGTGCTTGGGTTCGATTAGCAGACTTTTCTGAAGTTGGTTCAGGCGGTGGCGGTGGTTCATTACCAAGTCGTACATCTCCTTCGGCTACTACGGCATCAATTGCCGATGGCGTTTCAACAGACATTGATATTACTGGGTTTAAAGGATATGCATTATATTCAATCACAACATCGCATCCTGCTTGGGTAACACTTTATACAAGTAACGCAGCAAGAACGGCAGATAATTCTAGACTTGAAACAGAAGATCCTGCGCCAGATGCCGGTATTATTTCTGAGGTAATTACATCAACTGGTAACTTAAAAGTATTAATAGCACCAGGAGCGATTGGTTATAATTTAGAATCAACACCAACCGCGAATATACCGGTAAAGGTAAGAAGCAAAAATGGTAGTGCTGCTGCGATTACAGTAGCAATAGAAATACTTCAGTTAGAGGCATAACATGCAAAAAGAATGGATTGTTACACTTCATAATAAAGAGGATTTAGATTCTTTTTACGAAGACATGGAAACTGAAGGTGGAACATTACACATTCCGGGTCGCGCTGTTCCTGTATCTGATAGAAGACAAATAAGTCGCAATACTCATTATATGTTAACTAATGAAGAAGCAATGGAAATACAAAACGATCCTAGAGTTTGGGGATGTGATTTAGTAGAACTAATTGAATTAACTACCAAGCCTCAAGGATGGTCTGTTGTTAATCAAAAGTTTTCAAAAGATTGGTTTACAGATGCAACAGATTTTAACTGGGGTTTACTTAGACATTCTGAAGCTGCTAACAGATCCAACTGGGGTGCCAACGGAACTACAAATGTAAATTCAGATCTTACAGTAACCGCATCAGGTAAAAACGTTGATGTTGTTATTATTGACGGACATATTGATCCTGGGCATCCAGAGTTTGCTGTTAACAGCGATGGTACTGGCGGATCTCGTATTAATCAATTCAATTGGTTTAGTTTAACGAGCGCATTAGGATTTGGTTCAAATGGAACTTATACATATGATCGTTCAGGTTCATATACAAATTCAGCAGATGAAGATGATAACAATCATGGCTGCCATTGTGGTGGAACCGTAGCAGGTAATACTCAAGGCTGGGCCAGAGACGCGACAATATATAACATTAGCCCTTATGGTTCAAATCCAAATAGCTTATCAAGTACAAGGATGTGGGATTACGTTAGGCAATGGCATAATACAAAAGCAGTTAACGCTGTAACAGGTAGACGAAATCCTACTATTACAAATAATAGTTATGGTAGTTCTATACCTGTTGGTTCAGCCGCAGATAATTTTGGTAACATTACAAGTATTACATACAGAGGTACGGAGTTTAGTCCAGGACGTGATTTAACTACCGCTGAATTAAGAGCTCGTGGTTGTTATGCACCATCTTTACAAATGGATATTCCAAATTACTTTACTTCACGTATGGCTGATATGCAAGATGCAATAGATGATGGAATTATTATTATCGCATCGGCAGGTAACGATAGTTGGAAAACTGTTAATGAGACTGACCAAGATTGGTCCAATACATATGAAGTTCAATATTATGGATTTGATTATACGTATTTCCTTAATCGTGGTACAGGTTCCGGCGCTGGGTTTAATCCAGTTATTAACGTTGGCGCAACATCAAATAATGTTAATGAAGTTAAAGCACCGTTTAGTAATTGCGGTAACCAAGTTGATATTTTCGCAGCTGGTGAAGGTATTCAAAGTAGTTTGCACTCAGGTGGTGTAAACGATGCTAGAAATAGTTCATATCAATTAGGTAAGTATCAAGGAACAAGTATGTCAGGTCCACAGGTGGCTGGTGTTGTAGCGATCCTTGCTGAAGCATGGCCTAATATAACTCAATCAGAAGCACAACAATGGATAACTGATAACTCAACTATGAATGCAATGTATGACTCTGGTACAGATGATGCGTACGATAGAAATAGTCTACAAGGTGCTGATAATAAATATTTAAGATGGATTAATCAACGACCAATAGATGGAAATACACTTCCAAAACGAAACTTTAAAACAAGACCTGCAACTGGGAAAGTTTACCCAAGACCTAATATACGTAGAAGAGGTTAGGAAAATGTTTATAAATATTACAAAGAGGCAGGCTAGGTGACATGGCAGAAGTACTTACAACAAAATTAAAAAATGATACGACTAGAATGTTTATGGAAGACATTCAGAATAATGACTTCTATGTATTTGTTTCTTCAATTACAACAGATACACGCCAAACCGCATCTAACTCGCAGTATAGTAAAAATGAATTTTTAGAAAATACTGTGTTTGGTAAAAAGGTTCTTGGATCAGATACTAAGTTTATGATTAAGTATCACCCTTGGCAAAAAGATGCAACTTATGTTCAATACGATGATAAGATTGACTTAGAAGGCGAAAAGTTTTACGCTGTAGTTGGTCCAAATGATAATGATACTGGAGACTATCGTGTATTCAAATGCTTATATAACAACAATGATGGACCATCTATTGCGCCACCAAATTGGAATGCATATACAACAAATCAAATATACGCAACAGCCGACAAATACGTATGGAAGTTTATGTACGCAATTGAATCGTCTGAGTTTGAGGCATATAATGCCGTTGGTTATATTCCCTTACCTATAGATTTAGAAATTAATCCAGATCCAAACGCAAACTCTGCTGCTATCATATATGGTTCAGAACTATCGGATATCTTTATTGAAAACCCAGTTGATAACGCCGGCTACCCATCTTTAGATGGATTTTTAGCTGCTGCTCCATCAAACTCTGGTGTGATAACATTCCGCGCAGGTGGATCCGGTGTTGTTAACCAAATTCAAAACTATTATGCAGGTATGTCAATATACATAACTAACCCAGACCAAACATCGCAAATATATAAAATTGATACATATGAATTTGACTCTGCTAGTGGTTATGGTAAAGCAAGAGTTGTTGGTACTCCACGTGCTGACGGTGTATCAAACATTGCAACATTTTCAATTATACCAACTATTGAATTACAAGGTGATGGCACAGGCTGTGTTGCTAAAGCAGAAGTAGTTGCTGGACAAATTTCAAATATTATTATCCTTAACCCAGGAAGTGGCTATACTAATTTAACAGCCTCAGTTAAAGATCCTGAGTTTGATTTTGCTCCAGAAGATACTAACTCTGTTGATGTTAGAGTAGAATTAAGACCAATTCTTTCTCCATTCGGTGGTCATGGTTATAACTTAATTGATGAATTATACTGTAGTCATATTCTTTTATATGGATATATTACAGAAACTGATAATAATCAAATTGGTTCAGAAAGCAGCTACTCTAATATTGGTGTTGTTAAAAATCCAGAATTTGTAAGTGCTCAAGCCAATACTGCCAATACACCAGACGTATTTGATAACAGAATTGAAATTTTTACAGATAACATTTCTTACGCTGTTGAAGGCGATGCAATTAAACAATTAGATGCGTCAAACAAAATAACATTCACTGGTAGAATACATGAAGTAGTTGATACTGCTAACACAGTTTATATTTCAAACTATATGGGTCCATTTGCTAACCAAGCGAATAATGACATATCATTTGATCCGACTGCCGCAATTGTTAATTCTACGGGTCAAAGAATTATAATAAATAGTCCACAAGCCAATAATACGATAGAATCAGATTACATCCAAAGAAGTGGGCAAGTATACTTCATGGAAGATTTTGTTCCTCTCGTTCGTTCAAGAACCTCACGGGAAGAATACAAATTAGTATTAGAATTTTAAGGAAACATGATAGATGCCTATTAATAAAAATTTAAATATTGCTCCATATTTTGATGATTTCAATATAGAAAAGCAGTTCTATAAAATTCTGTTTAAGCCTGCTTACGCTATTCAAGCCCGTGAGCTTACACAGCTACAAACGATCTTGCAAAATCAGGTTGAACAATTTGGTGATAATATTTACCAAGAAGGTAGCATCGTTAAAGGCTGTAACTTTACAAATCTAAACAGTTTACAATTCGTTAAGCTAACAGACAAAACTGGTTTTGATCCAGAAACGTTTATCCCTGCGGTTGCAGACGAGGTAATTTCTGGTTCCACAGTTGAAATTGAAACTAAGTATGAGATTGAAGGTCAGATTTCTGGATTGAAAGCGTCAATCATATTTGCAGCGCGTGGTTTTGAAACACGTCCGCCAAACCTTAATACATTCTTTGTTAACTACTTAAACTCAAACGAAACAAGTGGTTATAAATCGTTTATTGCTGGTGAAGAACTAGTCATTAACAAGTATCGCTATAATGGTTCAACTATTATTGAAACAGTACTTAGTGTTCAAACAACTCAGGTAACACAGCTCCCAGCGCCAACAGGTAAATCATTTGGTATTCAAGCTGCAGCCGGTGTTATATTTCAAAAAGGTCACTTCTTATTCGCTGCTGACCAAACTCTTATTGTTGCTCCATACACTGACCAGCCTGATGACTTATCAGTTGGTTATGAAGTTTCTGAAACAATCATTAGCTCGCTACAAGATAGCAGCTTATTTGATAACGCAAACGGTTCAGAAAATGAAAACGCTCCGGGTGCCGATAGATTTAAAATGGTTCCAACATTAACTGTTAAAGATACTGCTGTTGCTGATATTGATGCAGGGTTCTTTACATTAATTAGATACCAAAATGGCTCAGCTGTTACGCTTAGAGACGTTGCACAATTTAACTCTATTAATGAAGAACTAGCTAAACGTACATATGAAACAAATGGCGATTATATCGTTGATGATTTCAAAGTATTAATGGAACGACGTGGCACAGACCTTACGGCACTTGTTGGTAAAGGCTCGGCTTATATCAAAGGTTATAAAATTGAAAACAGAGGTTTCCAAGATACTGTAATTGATGATGTTACAACTACTTCTGTTCAAACTAACGAGTCAACTTCTCTTAATTACGGATCTTACGTTGACATTACTACAATTTCTGGTACTATTGGATTACAATACGAAACACTAGAACTACAACGTGCAAATGGTACAAAGATTGGCGAAGCTTTTGCTAAAAACATTACTGCTACAAGATTATATTTGTTTGGTGTTAAATTACTTTACCCATCATATACATTTGCTAATGTTGAGCGTATCGTCGGTACATCTGGAGTTATTACTCTACCATCTGGCTCAAAAATTAAAGGTACAAATACTGCACCAATGGTATTTGATACAGGGTCAAGAAGCATTAAAACATTAACAGACTTGGTGGTACCTGTACGTACAATAGCTACGAGTGCAAACGTTTCAAGTAATGAAATTGTTATTAACGCGGCTAATGGTAACGAAGACTTTGCAGTTGACCAAGGAGACATCGTTGTTGTTGATGCATCTAATACTTTTATTAATGTTTTAAGTTATGCTACATCTTTAAACAACTCAGTTCTTACAATTACTTTAGACCCAGCGGATAACTCAGATCCTGTTGCTACTGTTTATTACAACAAAAGAATATTTAATAATACTGACGCGACAGCATATAATAAAGTATTAGTTAATCCATATATTAAATTTGTTTGGAACAATGGGCAATCACAATATAGTTTAGGTTTCCCTGATGTACATAGCATCACAAGTGTTGAAGATAGTAATGGTAATGATTTTACTGATAGCTTTAGATTAAATACAAACCAAAAAGATAATTTCTATGACATCTCGTTTATGGAACTTATCCCAGGTCGCCCAGTACCAACATCAGGTACATATACAGTACAACTTAAAGTGTTTAAAATTAATAACTCAACTGGTTCAAATTTCTTTACTATTGATAGTTATCCAATTGATGATATAACTACAAACTTACCTAGCGAGAAAATTCGCACATCAGACATGGGTGTGTTTAAGTCAACAACTGGTACGACGTTTAGATTAAGAGAATGTATTGATTTTAGACCATATGCTGATCTTGGCGCAGGTGCTAG